CACGGAAGAGATCGGCATCAGCATCTGCGCACTATTAGCCGCAGGTACGCCCGTTACGAAAATAGTTCTCTTAGACGATATGCCTAGTCAACAGACTGTATATACGTGGTTAAGAAAACACCCTGAGTTTCTTGAGATGTATGAGATTGCAAGGCAAGACTTAGCCCATACGATGGCAAATCAAATCCAAGAGATCATTGATGAAAAGCCCCTACAGATCGTGGATGAGGCAGGAAACATCAAGTACGACTCAGGCAGTATTGCTGACAAGCGCCTACGTATGGATGGTAGGAAGTGGTTAGCGGCTAAGTACCTACCTAGAGTCTATGGTGAGCGCACTGTGGTGGCTGGGGACGCTGATGCACCGCTGTCTCATAGGGTGAGCTTTGATACGTTTGAGACGGTGATCGAGGCAATCGAGACTCGTAGGCAGGCTAAGGCGCATGGCTGACCACATTGTTGAACTCCTGCGAAACCATGAAGTACGAGAGCAGTATGCCAACCTCCCCCCAGAACTCAGAGCCGCCTTCGATTGGCGAACCAAGTGGTTATCCCAAGCTCATGACCATCAGATCGCCCCTCCCGACAATTGGTGGTCGATATGGCTCCTGTTGGCTGGTAGGGGGGCTGGGAAGACCAGAACAGCCGCTGAACAGATTGGTTGGTGGGCATGGACAGAACCCAACACACGTTGGCTTGTAGCGGCTCCTACCTCCGCTGACGTACGTGCTACCTGCTTTGAGGGTGACTCAGGGCTCATATCCGTAATCCCTCCCATATTGGTGGCTGACTACAACAAGACCGCCCACGAGCTTAGGCTGATCAATGGGAGCCTCATTAAGGGAATACCTGCATCTGAGCCTGAACGCTTTCGAGGCCCCCAATTCCACGGTGGGTGGTGTGACGAGCTTGCCGCATGGGACTACCTCCAAGAGGCGTGGGATCAGATCATGTTCGGTGTACGTTTGGGCAAGCACACTCGCCTTATCTGCTCCACCACGCCCAAGCCCAAAGACCTGATCGTCGAGCTTGTGGGTAGGGAAGGTGAAGATGTCGTGGTGACAAGAGCGAGCACCTACGCAAACCTAGCTAACCTTGCCCCCTCCTTCCAAAAGCAGATCCTCCAGTATGAGGGAACCAAGATAGGGCGTCAGGAAATCCATGCAGAAATTCTAGACCCCGAGGATTCTGGCATCGTCAAGAGGGAGATGTTCAAGCTGTGGGCTAACGGCAAGCCTTTCCCCAAGTTCGAGTACATCATTCAGTCCTATGACTGCGCCAGCAGTGAGAAGACCCAAAACGACCCTACCGCCTGCATCACGTTTGGGGTGTTCAAGCCCTTAGACAGCCCCATGAGCGCTATGGTGATCGACTGTTGGCAGGAACACCTCCAATACCCAGATCTACGCCCCAAGGTGATCGAGGAGTTCGAGATCGTGTTTGGGGAGGGTAAGGAGGCGAAGAGGGTTGACCTCATACTGATTGAGGACAAGTCGGCGGGTATAGCTCTTATACAAGACTTGAGGCGTGGGCATCTGCCTGTCGTGCCGTATAACCCGGGTCGGGCGGACAAAGTCCAAAGGCTCAACATTGTCTCTAACATCATCGCAAGGGGTAGGGTGTGGATACCTGAGAGCGACAATAGGAAAGGCTACGTCAAGTCGTGGGCTGAGGGCTTTGTGAGTCAGATCTGTAGCTTTCCTGAAGCCGCCCATGATGACTATGTAGACGCCTGTACGCAGGCTTTGCGGTATTTGAGGGACTCTGGGTGGATTGATATTGACGGTGCTCCACCAGAACCTTATGATGATGACGACTACGCAGACAGCCAAGCGGGTAAACCAAAGGGCAACCCATATTCCATGTAGTCCAACTTACAGCAGGGTAGCTCAACGGTAAAGCACTCGGTTCATACCCGAAGGATTGGAAGTTCGACTCTTCCCCCTGCAACCAGTCCTATGGACTTGACAGCCCTGTGCAGGTATGATCCAACAACTTCCCTATCGAGGTCGCAATGCCCCTCTACCCCAAGCTGTCAAACCAAGCAATAGTTCGCTCCAAAGGGTTTGACCCTGATGTACCTTCACCGCTTGGTCAAGCATTCACTCGTAGGATGAGTGAGCAACAGCAGGCTGACTACAAGGCGCAAGACATGAAGCTGTCCCCATTGGACAGAGCCGTAGCTGGGTTGGAGTCCGCCATGATGATGGGCTCCATGATGTTTGAGGCTGTTCAACAAGCCCCCAAGCTACTGCAAGGCGAAGACGCATACGCTACCGCCATTGGTAATCGAGCCTACCAACCTCGCATGAACCCTGAGAAGTCCTACGAGTACCTTGGTGATGTGGTTGACATGTTGGACAAGGCTCAAACCGAATACAAGCTCCCACCCATACTTCCAGAGGTTGCAGGCTTTGCACCGTTGATGCAAGCCGCTAACAGACAAGTCAAACAAGGTGTTAATCAATCAGCTACCAATGCTGGTATGGCTTTGGAGAGGTCGTTAGACAAGCCTGTGACCAACATCATGAATCGTGGTGGCTTTGGTGCTCAGATGCTTGGCTCTTTTGATACTCAGCCTGCTCAGGTGATCAAGAACAAGGGTGGTAATTGGTTGGGCGGCAACTTGGCTGGTGGTGTGGATAAGCGATTGAAGTCGTTGCAAACCGATACCGTCGCTGGGAAAACACCCGCAGAGCGCATTCCAATGCACGAGCGGTTGTTGTTAGACCCTTTACTTAATGATGAGGGTCGTGTAACTGTTCAGCGCCACCTTGATGTAACGAGGGGTGAAGCCGCCCTTGATAAGTGGATCGAGAGCAACGTAGGAAACTACGTTAAGAAGGAAATGGGTACGCCTGAAGACCCAGTTCGCCTGATGCTAGAGAAACGTGCTCAGGAGATTGAGGCTCAGTACCAAGTTGACATGAATCGTGCAAGGCGTACTCTTGCTAAGGCTGAGGCAGAAACTGACCCAGACAAACGAGCCAACTTGATGCGTCGAGCAGATCAACAAGGAATTGATGCTAAGGCAGACAAAGACTTTGCCAACGAGTATGCAACCCACTTGCCTCCTGAAGAGCAGGGATGGGGTGACCTAAATGATGAAGCTTTAAATGACCTAAAACAAAAACGTATAGACGCTGGTTTTGATCCACAAGGTATGGCTCAATCAGAGCCAGCCCAACGATGGGAGAGAACAAGTGACGAGGCTATCAACGTAACTCGTGCTAGCGATATTCAAAAACAAAAGCAAACACATGCCGATTTCCAAAAAATTGATCAGGCATATCAGAAGGCGTGGGCTGACATAGAAACAGAATATCTTGAGCGCATGAAAGAGCAATTTGGAGGAGCTCTTACTGATGCTCAGATTGAAAAATATGCGTCGCTTCAACCCATAGACGACAAAGCAGAGTTGATAGGCAAAAAAGAACAGTTTCAAAACCTAAGAGATCAATTCTTCCAAAAAAGAAACCAAGTAAGTTCAGGGTTAATGGAGATGGGTGAAGAGAACCCATTTGTATCTAAGCTTGACCCTGAAACAAAGCTCTATTCTGGATACCTTGGTGACCTAGGCATTGACCACGTTGTTGATGTCATCAAGCAAGATGTAGCGGCTGGTCGTATTCGCCCTGATCAACTGAACAAGCTGTCAATGGATCAAGCCATAAGGCGCACTGCTGACTACAACAGAGAGCTTGCTCAAAAGATGAACTCTGAGAAAGCGGCGCTTCGTGAAGGATTGCCTGTTTACAAAGAATATCCAGAGGGGTATCGATGGATCGAGCTAAACAAGCCGGGCTCCTTTAACGCAGAGTCCGAAGCCATGGGTCACTCCGTCAAAGGCTACGAGCCACCCAAAGGACACCCAGATTGGGTGGAGGGCTCTGGTGACTACGGTAGCCTTGGTTATGGTTACGGTGGATGGGAAGGCATTAAGTCAGGCAGGGCAAAGGTTTATTCTTTGGTCAACCAAAAAGGTGAGCCCCATGTGACGGTGGAAGTTACTAAACCTCAAGTTAGAACTGAGCCTGAAGAAATGCAAAAGATTTACGATCAAGCGGTTCAAGAGGCTAATGAAAGAAACCTTAACACGCATGCGGAATTCAATGGGTTTTATTACGATAGGGTCAAGGAATTACAAGACAATTTAATAAATAGAAAACAAGCAAATGCAAGCAATGTCATTACTCAAATTAAAGGCAAAGGTAACGCCGCCCCCAACGAAGACTATCTACCATTTGTACAAGACTTTGTGCGCAGTGGCGAGTGGTCTGATGTTGGCGACTTGAGAAACACTGGGTTGCATAGGCTTGGTTCTGAATATTTCACTCTTCCAGAGGCGGAAGCCAAATACAAGCCACAAATACAAGGAGCTTTGGACTTTTTAGAGACGCATCCTTCTTTGGAAGAACACCGTCTTGCGGCTCAAGCCTATCAACAGTACCAAGGTGACTTCCAATCACCAGAGTACAAGGCTTTGGAACAAAGCGCAGGAAGATCAATTGCGCCAAACACCCCATATACCTACAGAGAATTAAAAGGTTTATTGACTAGCCCAGAAGATTGGACGGATCGTAATGAAACTATATACACCCCAATCAGCAGGGCGCTAGATAAGATCAGTGAAGCCAGAAAAGAACTTGGCATTATTGACGAGCCCCCCATTGAAGGCATGAAGGCTGGTGGCAAAGTACACGTCTCTGACAACCCTGACACCATGATGACGGAGATGGAAGACCAACACTTTGGCGTTGGTGGTGCGGCTATCAAGCGTGTACTTGGTATTGCAGATCACGCAGAACGTGCGGCTCAAGCCCAAAGGTTGTTGGTAAAGATGGCAACCAGTGGTCAAGTAGACGCTGATGCTCAACGTGCATTGTTAAAGGCTCAATCAGGCGCTAGATCCCTTCCAACCGTATTGCCACGTGCAAAGCCTAAGTCCAAAGAACAGATTAGGGGATACGCACAGAGCACTGCTGACCAATTGAATGCCGCACAGAAAGGCGAGTTCCTTCGTTCTGATCCAACTGGCGCATCAGTTAATGCCGCAGGCAAGTCAAGGAAGCAGTGGGAGATGGAGCAGGGCTTGACCCACGACCTTAGGTCGCTTGGGTTGCCGCTTGATCCAATTAAAACTGCCAACATAGAAGATCAGCTTGGCATGCTCAAGATGGGCATTTCAGGCGATACATCTGTATCAGATCTGATGTTGCATCGTGCTGGGCAATATGCGCTTCCAAGCCCATCTGAACAGCAGGGTGGGTCTTTCTTTGGATTGAGAAGGCGCAAAGATCCTGCCGCATGGGCGTCCAATATTCCTGTGCTTGAGAACGTGCAAAAAGACGTTAGCGAGTTCTCAAAGGCTTATGGCGATGTGCCTGTGATTGGTCAGTACAACTCGATGGGGCCGCAGGGGACGAACTTTGCCCAACACTTTGCGGACGCCAATCTTGAGGCGATTGACATCTCAAAGATGACGCCAGAGCAGATAGATAAGGCTAACAATTTGATCAAGATGGGTAATGCTAAGTCGGGTGCTTTCCCAGACTTCCCCGGCATCCAAGACCCCGCTGGCTCATACTTCTTCTTCTCCTTTTACCCTGAGCTACGCAAGCACTTCAACGACATCATGACCAAGCCTGACTACACCAGCCAACTTGGTCTCCCTGATGGTCGTGTCATCCTACATGCGATCACCGATCCTGAACTACGTGACATGCCTGTGCTGACATCTGGTAGAGCGCAATACCAATTGGTTCCAGATCAAGATCCAAAGAAATTGCCATTGTCAGAGCACTCGACCTATACGCACAACTTGCCACGAGAACCTGACGCACCTGTTACTCAAACACCCTTCCCTATTCCTGCTGAGTTTGAATTCTCAGACGTTACTGAATACGCAACGCCAAGATACAAACCTCAGGAAATGACTCGTGTGTTGCAAACAGCCGCACCTCGTCAAATCGTTGACCAACAGCACATCGATGAGATCAAGCAGTATGAAGATTTCATGCGTCAATACACGCCTCAATCTGAACGCAAGAAGGATGGTGGCTTGATCAAGGTCAAGCGCAAGGCTGGTGGTGGCATCATGAAGAAGGCGATTAAAGCCGCTGTAGCGCCAGCAACCAAGCGTTTGGAGATGAGCTTCAAGGATGTAGCCAAGCCTGTGCCAGAGCTTACTGAAGCCGCTCAAAAGCTCAAGGCGGGTAAGCTATCACGAGAGGAATACGAAGCCCTTGTGAACAAGCATAAGCCCGTTACGCCCTACTCCTTCGTTCCCCAACCCGCTACTGCTGAAGATGCAACTCGTGCGCTGAACTCTGCCAAGCGTGAGAAGTTTGGCAAGACCAAAGAAATTCCTGTTGGAACTCCCACTGGTCTTCGCTTGGACATCCCTGCCTACAAAGATCACGGTGTTTGGGTGAATTCAGTCCATGCGGACGACATGCCCACCATGTATGACAACGTCTCTTCTGTGACCAATGCTGAGATGGTCATGCCTGAAGACAAGGCTTTAAGCGTAGCAACACGAGAAGCCAACAAGTCCCCATTTGCTGTGATCAAGGGTGGATGGAACCCCATGAGCGAAGAGGAAGCTGTTGCCAGAGCTACTGAATACCTTAACCACCCTGATTGGGTGCAGGTCGGCATTGATCCTGAGCGCCACGGCTACTATTACAACCGTGCCACCATGGAACCAATTGTCAAGGCTGAAGAGGTAATTCAGATTGGGCCTCTCGTATTAGCCAAGAACCCCACCACAGCCCCCAAGGAGGCGTTCAAATACGCTAGGGGTGGAGCTATCACTGGGGACGACCTTATCCTCACGGAGCGCCGACTATGAGCCTGATTGAAGGACTCATCAAAAGCGCCAAGCTTGCCAAGCAGGGCAAGAAGGTAGTCGTCAACCCCAAGCCGTTCTTCTCTGCTGTGGACAAAGCCGCATTGGATCTACAGCGAGCCAAGGGAACTGGCAAAGAGTTCATGACGGAACTCAAGAAGACCAAGGGTGTTAAGCCTAATGAGATCGAGAACCGCAAGTTGTCTCAGATCGAAGAGATGCCCAAGATGACGAAGGATCAGTTCATCGATGAGCTTGAGAAGCGCCCACCAGTGGATCTGAAAGAAAGGACTTTGATAGAGGAGTCCGAAAAGAACAAAGATTTTTTGGCGGGAGAGCAGTACGGAGTTTCATTTGACGACCTACGAGCCGACGAGGAAAAAGCCGTTTTAAGCCAATTGGTCAAGTACGACGACTACAAGTTGGCTGGTGGTGAGAACTACCGAGAGATCCTATTGCAGTTGCCAACCTTTGGCGGCAAAGATCTTGAAGACTTGATGTACTTGGAAGCCATGGAGCGACGTGGGGGCATTGGCACAAAGTATGGTGAAGACAGACTAGCCATGCTTCGCAAGAAGCGTGATGAGATGGGTCAGTCATACATGTCACCTCATTTTGAAGGCGAGCCCAATGTATTGGCGCACATGCGTGTGCAAGACCGCTTGGAGGAGCAACCTTCTGAAATGCGTTATGTGGCTTTCAATAAAAATTCTGGATTTCCTTCGCCAGATTTTGCTACGCCAGAAGAGTTGGATGCATACATAAAAACCTTGCCAGCAAACATACAAAACTCTTTGGTTGTAAAGCAAGCTCAAATTGCAAAGCCGCCAAGAAAGATCCTTCACGTTGAAGAGATCCAATCTGATTGGCATCAGACAGGTCGTGAAAAAGGATACGAAGCCGTAGATGCCAAAATAAAACCAAAACTTGCGTTGGATGCGTACGAAAAAGATGCAAAAGAGCGTTTACGTCAAATAATGATTCAAGAAGCTGAACCTGAAATGACTGGAGAGAAGGCGCTTAAATTTGTCAATAATTACGTTAGCACCATGGATGGTAGTGCTGTATCAAACATGCTTAACGAAAAAACAGAATGGAACAGGTTGTATCGTGCGTACCACGAAGCTGAACGTGGAGAAGGCGTCCCAGACGCACCATTCAAAAAGAATTGGCATGAGTTGGCAATGAAGCGCCTGCTCAACTACGCATCAGAAAATGGGTATGACGGTATTGCCATTACCCCCGGCGCAGAGCAGGCAAAGCGCTACGACCTCAGCAAGCAAGTTGATGAATTGCTATACAAGAAAAATGATGATGGTACATATCAACTATCAGCACAAGCACAAGGGCGTGGAAACATGATGGGTGAAGCTATCCCAGCCAACAAATTAGAAGATTACGTTGGTAAAGAGGTTGCCAAAAAAATTATTGAGGGGGAAGGCAAGACCACAGAAGTCGCAGGTAAATACAACCCAGAATCAATGACTTCATCCAAAGACCAGATGCAATCATTATCTGGCGTTGATCTTCAGATTGGTGGCGAAGGCATGATGGGCTTCTACGACAAAATGATCCCTGACTACCTCAACACCTTTGGCAAGAAGTACAACGTACAGACCGAGATGGGTGGCTACAAGTTAAAAGGCGACCCTTCTCTTCGTGGTGATGCGTCCGAGCGTCTTGGTCTTGCTGGTCAAAGATTTGCTGACATGACCCCAGAGGAGATAGAGGCGTTCAATGCCAAGCTCGATGAGGCGAACGTTAAGCAGTTGCACTATTTCAAGATCACCCCCGAGATGCGTGAAGAGGTAAAGCAAGGCATGCCCTTGTATCAGCAGATTGGCGTTCCCCTTGGAACTGGAGCCGCTGGAGCGGAGATAGAAATGCCTCAACCCCAACAACAGCCCCAACAACAGCCTGAAGAACCTGCATTTGCCGCAGGAGGAATCGTTTTTAACACTAATCCAGACATGAGCGATGGTGGACGGATAATCCAAGGCGCACCATTCAAGCGTGGTGGTAAGGTACATGTTGCTCAAAACTCTGACACCATGTTTATGGAAATGAACGATAAGAAACCAAATTTGACCAAGCGCAGTAGTGGCTTGATAAATGTTAAAAGGAAATAACCATGGCAACACAAATGCCGATTGACCCAGAAGCGGATCGCAACATAGAAGGCATGGAGTCCATGACCGAAAACGACGACGGTAGCGTTGATGTGCCTTTAGAGCTTGATGATTCAGAGATTGAAGAGCTTCCTGATGGTTCTGCTGTTGTCAAGATGGACAACTACAAAGGCCCTGACGAGGATGAAGACTTCTACGCCAACCTTGCCGATAGCGACATAAGTGAGTTTGACTTGGATGGTATTGCTATGCGGTACATTGGGTTGCTCGAGAAGGACAAGTCGGCTCGTGAACAGCGGGACAAGCAGTACGAAGAGGGCATTAGACGTACGGGGATGGGTCATGATGCCCCCGGCGGTGCTAACTTCCTCGGCGCCAGCAAGGTCGTCCACCCTGTGATGGCTGAAGCCTGCGTCGATTTTGCCGCTCGTGCCATTAAAGAGCTTTTCCCCCCTGATGGCCCCACTCGCACCAAGATCCTTGGCACTGTCGACAAAGAAAAGATGGCTATTGCCGAGCGCAAACGTGACTACATGAACTGGCAGTTAACGGAACAGATTGAAGAATTCCGTGATGAGCAAGAACAACTGCTGACTCAGCTACCTTTGGGTGGCTCTCAGTTCATGAAGCTTTGGTATGACGAGCAAAAACGTCGTCCCTGTGCTGAGTTTGTTCCTATTGACAACATCTTGTTGCCATTCTCAGCCGCAAACTTCTACACCAGCCAACGTGTGACTGAAGTTCAGGACATTACTGATTGGGAATTCAAGCGTCGTATTGCTTCTGGCTTGTACATCGACACAGACTACATACGTGCGTCAATGGAGCCTGATGAAAGCAAGTCTGAGAAGGCTTCTAAC